CTCTGTAAAACGACTTGCTAATATCGACCCAGACAATACATCCGACGATACATTGAACGAAGATTTCATTATCCAGATAAGGAACAACTTTAAGGGTAATGACAAAATCTTTATGTATTGCAACGAGACTGTCTTTACTCAGCTTCAAATTCTTGCGAAAGACAAGAATAACGTGAACTGGACGGGCGATGACCCATTCGGTAGACCTCAATTTAATTTCCTCGATATGCCGGTACGTCGTTGTGACGCTATCACGAATGTCGAACCAGTTATCAGTTAAGGAGTAAAAATTATGGCTATATTTGATGCTATGTTAGAATTTAGTGATGACCAAGACATCGGGACATCTACCATTACCGAAGCTACTGCGGCTACTAATGTATTAAACTGGACTCAATCCGATTTGGAAATGGGTGCAGGCGAACCATTGTGGTTGAATATAAGAATGGGAACCGAAGGACTTGAAAGTTCTGGTTCCGCAACACTCACGGTTGCCTTAAAACGGGACACCGACGGCACGATAGACACCGACTCTACTACGATTCAGGCTGTAACTATCGCCAAAGCAGATCTTGGTGCCGGTGAGTGGATATTAAGACAGCCACTTCCGTATAATGTGGATGAAGATGCCTTTTTTGGCATTCTTTACACAATGAACACGGCAATAGCCTCTGCCGGAACGGTGGATGCTTGGATTGACCACGGCCCGCAGTCGAGTTTTGACACACAGGTAAGTGCGTCTAATATCTAAACTATTTTAAAGGAGAGATTGCATGAAGCTTAAAGATGCTTTTATTGTAATTGGATGTCCGCTATCGCCGACCTTTCGTGCCGATGCACGAACTATTGGTCAACTTGAAGCATGGCGAACAAAAAACTCGGTGACATATTACCCGTCATCGGGTGCTACTGAAATAGGGTATGACATGGTTGTTGATTTTGCGAAAAGAATAAAACCAAAGCCGACGCATATCCTGTTTGTTGATTATGACGTTTTGCCGAGAAGTAACACCATGATAAAACTTCTTGAACACGATAAGGATGTCATATCCGGTGTATATCCAGCGATGCAAAAACTAAAAGTATCTTGGTGCTTATCAAGGGAAAAGCCGTTTAAGTTGATGGACATTGAAGATTTGCCAAATAATATATTCAAGGCGAATGTGGCTTGTAATGGAATGTTATTGGTAAAAATGGAAGTGTTCGACAATCTCGAATGGCCATATTGGAAAACTGATTACGACAAAACCGGTAAGAAAACCGGAGCCGACATCTATTTCTTTGATAAAATAAAAGCAGCGGGTTACGATATCTGGGTTGACCCGAAGATTAAATGCGGTCACTTCAAAATGGTAGATTTATTAGGCATTGCAAAGAATTATAAAATGAAAGGAAACAAACAATGAAAAAGTTAATGATTTATCTCTTCATTGTGATTATGGCTCTGCCTGTGTTCGGTGCGATAGACCCAAGTATAGATAGTAAAAAGACTTGGAAAAACTCTTACCGATGGACAGGAAGACCGAAAGATAAACTTTTGGATTGGGCTGTAGCGATGGAAGATGCAATAGATGGTACAGGTGGATTTACCTTTCTCTATTTAATTCCTGGAGATGGTCCGGCTGTTGCAAAGAAGGGTGATGTACGTTTTACTGTAGGAAACAACTTGCAGTATTACACAAGTTCATGGCAGACTGTCGCTGCTTCTACTTCGTCTACATTAGACGAGGCATATAGCGCCGGTCAGGCAATTACTGTTGATGCAGGCGTGATGTCACTTACGGCTACCGATGCGGCAAGTAATGTCGTATTTGCAATCGACCAACTTGATACAGGCGCTCTTAATGCGTTTACAATTACCGGCGATGCCACAAAAGCACTGATTGACTTCGACCAGAACGGCACGGGCGGTGATATTGACGGCTCTGACGATTCTTGGTCTATCTCGAAAACAGGTGCGTTTGTGATTAAAGGAAGTATGACATACGACACTGCTGACGTACTGTTTGATGCTACGGATACCGGTAAAGATGTAGAGTGGGACGAGTCTCAGGAAGTGATGCACTTTTTGGATAATGCCATATTGGGTATAGGTGGTGCTACTACTGCCGCTCCCGATTTTGCCATCAGGCACGACGCTACTGATGTTGATGTTATTCCTGCTATCACTACCGCTGTTTGGAAGTGGGGTGACGGTACTAATGACATAGATATGTGGTGGTATGGTAGTGCTGCTGGTGATTATTTTTGGTGGGACGAAAGTGGCTCGGAACTGCTTTTTGTCGATGCCCATGGCACCGTAACCTTTGGTACAGATGACGACTTTGTTATTTCGTCTGCTGCGGACGGGGTTCTAACAATCGAACCAGATGCTCAGGGAAACTCAATCTCCTTTGGTTCTGCTGATACTAAAAGCATGACATTGATTTGGTATACTGATGTCAGCGGTGATACAATTACTTTTGACGAAGAAAACGTCTTGTTAGATATAGTAGATGTTGATGTTAGATTTGATGACGACGCTCTCTTGTTGTTTGGTGACTCTGATGATGTGGAAGTACAGTATGACGGCACCAAGAATCAGTTAGAGATTCGAGAACCCACCGCTGGTGGTCCTGCTATTGTGCAGATTGTTGGCGGCGAAGGACAAGAAGGTCGCCTTATCATAGCTGCTGACAATGACGATGACTCAACAGACCAATGGCAGTTAGACGTTGACACAAGCGGTACTCTAAGTTTTGGCAATGATGCTTCGGCTGATTCGTTTACAGATTATCTGACTATCGCCGCAGGAACAGGGTTGATGACCCTTAAAGAAGGCGAATCAATCAGTAACAACACTGATGACAGCATTATTCTAACATCCAATGACGAACACATGACTTTGCTGATTTTGGGACATTCAAACGCTAAATCGGCCATTCTCGACTTGACTGCCGATGCTGGTAATGATAATGACGACACTTGGACTCACACCGTTGCTGATGGCGGAGCCTATACCGTCGCCTGCGAAGGCACAGCAACAATGACTTTATCAGAAGCCTTAACGGTAACAGGTGTTATCACAATGGCCGAAGGTGAGGTTATTAGCAACGCCGTAGACGACACGATTTCGCTTACTTCCAACGATAATCACATGACTCTGTTAATACTTGGCGAGGCGGGTGCTAAGTCTGCCATACTTGACTTATCGGCTGATGCTGCTGCTGACAATGCAGATACTTGGACTCACACCGTTGCTGATGGCGGAGCCTATACTATCGCTAACGAAGGCACAGCAACAATGACTATTAGCGAAGCTGTTACTATAAGTGGCCAAACTACAGTTGGGTCGTTTGTACTGATTAGCCAAATTGTTACAGACGCCGCTGCGTATCAAGTTACCGCTGCTAACTCTGGCAAGATTCATACAATTCAAAACCTTACCCAGCCTACAACCATTAAGCTCCCACCTGAAGCCGCTGGTCTGAATTATGAATTTTGGTATGTTGGTACTGCCGCTGAAGCAGATGACCATATTATAACGACAGAAGACAATGGCAAAGCCTTTATTGGTGGTGTTGTTTTCCATGACACCAGTGATGGTTCTGTAGAGTCTGTAATTGCTGACCAAGCTAATAATTCAGAAATTAATCTCAACAATCTGAATGTTGGTTCTGTAATTACATTTACTTGCGATGGCACGGATTGGTACATGACAGGCAGGATTGTTTCTGATACTGTTCCTGTGATAGCAGACCAGTAATAGTTAATTGAGGCAGGGGATATTGTGTCCCCTGCCTTTACTTTTTTAAGGAGATGCTATGAAGAGTAAATGGATCTACGAATTAATTATTGTGGCTATATTGATAGTTGTTGGCCTTTGTACGTGGTGGTTTATTGCCACTAAAGACGAGCGTCTGGCAGAAAAAGAAGTTGAGACTATGATTCGCCCAGAGGCAGGCGTTGGAGATTGCTATAATCGAACAATCGTCCAAGTTGGCGAACTATAAACGGCAAATAGCGGAACAGGCGAAAGTTGCAGACCCTAAAGATATAAAATAGGAGATTATTTTGGCAACGAAAACAGATATAGCGAATTGGTGTATGCTAAAGGTAGGCGAAGCAATATTTGATAATGTAGATACAGATGGTACTGCTACGGCGGACAAGTTTAACGCTATTTACACTATATCTTTAGAGGACATCTTAGATAGCGGTCCCGAAAAAGGATGGAAGTTTGCCAGCCAGATATTTAATTGTATAAGTAGAGACTCGTCTTCAATAACCGTATTCGCTGATTATAGCGGTACTGTTACTGGTACTGTCTTAGTGACAGATACAGGACACCCGTATGTATCTGGTGATGTGATAACTATATCTGACGGTTCTGTAGGTTCTTATGACGGAGACCAAGTAGTCACAGTAGTCGATGCTAATTCATATCACTTTACCGCAACATTCGTATCGACCGAAACTGCCACCGCAAATTGGACTTCTCAAGAATTTATTTACAGGTACAAGAGGCCTACGAGTATTAGGGTAACAAGGACAAGCGTTGGTGGAATAGAATTAACTGACTGGAATAGAAAAGGCGATTATATACTCACAAATCTTGAAGGTACAGAAGTTGATATGGACTATATTGCCGCTGTTGCCGGCCTTTCTGTATCTAATTTCCCGCCACATTTTATTAATGCGTTCAGGATGAAATTGGCATCAGATTTGGCTTACGATCTGGTTCAAAACACTGCTCTTGGCGAAAGGTTGTTATTGGAGTATTTAGATGTTTGGTTGCCAAATGCTATTGGCATGGATAATAGAGAAATATATGTTCAGGAATCCAGTAATAGCTGGATTGCCGCTGGACACACGAGACAAACTATTGAATAAGGAGTAAATTATGGCTGATAGTAATATGACGATTAGTAAAGAAATACCGATAGTGCAAGGCACACCATCAAGATTGCGGAAGGTGATTTTCACGCAAACTTCGTCTGGTACTGCGGGCAATGCAACAACGACATTCCCAATAACAGGGGAACTTCTTAGGGTTGAAACTTCTGGCGGAGATGGCGCGTGGGACTTTACTCTTAATGATGGCATCACAAATGTCTTTGCTATTACGGGTATAAATACGGCTGGAACAGCGAACACATGGCCTATTTATCAAACAGCGGGCGGCGGCGTTATTACTGACGATGATTCCAATTTTGCTTATGGAGTACCGATGGTTGGTCAAACTTTATTGTGTACTATTGCTAACGGAGGCACTAACGCCATTGTAATTACAGTAACTTACAGGGCGAGTGAGTCGATTTAATGCCAGGTTTTGTAAGTAATCATTTAGTTACAAAGGCAAGTCCTATTTACGTTGCCCGTAACGAAGCCGACGAGAATGGCGCATCTGGTGCGCCCGCTAATTTTGTATTGGCGACCGAA